AATCACCCACTTCACTCCACTTTCCTCCACCAAAACCATATCTAAAAAATATCAGTAAGATTTAATTTGCATTGATCAGGGCTTTTATAGATGATATACTTATATAAGTTAGGTGGGTAAATGTCAAAAAATATAAATTTTAGGGCTAGAAGTAAAACAGAATTTAACATTCAGTCTAAGCCATATCCAGCAGTTAAACAATTACCAAAATGGTTTTTAGATATGGAACCATATTCAGACAAAAGCAATCCAAATTTCCCAAATGATGGAAAACTTCATTTTAGAGATAGAGGAGCAAATGCAACACTTAAAAAATGTGTTCCATTGCTTGATGGAATGAGTTCAGGATATATTGTTCCCCTATGGGCAGATGTAATGGTTGAACAGACTGAATCTGGGGGTGATCTATTTTGGAAAACAAGGCATGATATATTTGCCAAACATGGAGAATCTACACAAAATATTATTCCACCAACAGGATATGACAACCAAGTTTACAAGTACTTAAATTGCTGGATACCACAAACACCCAAGGGGTATTCATGTTTGATAGTATCCCCACTTGGCCATAACGACTTACCATTTAAGGCTGTTCCAGCAATTGTAGATACTGATAGGTCAACTCTTGAGTTAATCTTTCCAATGTGGATTAAAACTGGTTTTCAAGGTATAGTTGAAAAAGGTACTCCAATGGCACAAATCATTCCTTTTAAACGAGATGATTGGTACTCTACTTTTGATTACTACGAAGATGGTGAATACTATGATGTTATTGAAGAAAAAAACTTTAATGGCACAATGGTAGGACATTACTTAAAAAACCATCATTCTAAAAAGAAATTTAAATAATCGCAGGGTATCAAACCATCATCCTGGATCCAATATCAGGCATATCTGGTTTATCAAACCAGCATAGAGCCTATGGGTTCAAACCTTTATATCAAGCACATTCTGTGTCTGGACTATCTGGCATATCTGGCTATCTCAAAAACAAGGTTTGGTATATAGGGTTATGTCTTATAGGGGTAATTGGGTACTTTTTGACTTCCCCCGAATTTTCTGAGATAATAGATATATGATCAATATGGAAATCCCAGATCCATTTACTAGGTTTGTCGCTAGGAAAGAACGCAAGTCTAAAGGCTTTATATATGATTGGTTTGCTGGAGAGTGGTCTATGAACTGTGGGTGTTGTGGGTATCTTATCTGTGCCCCAACCAAAAAAACCATTATACAAACCAGACTTTACCACACTAGAAATGAGTGCCTCAATGGATACTAGTTGTATTCAATGTAATATGTCAGAAGACGAAGAAGATTTCTATGAAACCCATCAATGGCTTCCAGATAGATTATGGTGTATTAATAAAAAATGATGAGGATAATAATCTGTCCTACTTGCAATAAAGAGTGGGAACTTAGATGGGGTATCTTTGCTCACGACTCTTTATCTAGGCATATGAAGACTACTCACCGATAGTGCCCTTTAGGGCATAGGTAGGTTTTATATCTCTACCGTCGCCGAACTTAAAAACTATATTTTGCGCTTTGCCTTTATCGCCGAATTTTGATATAATTAATTTGTCGCCCTAGGCAAGGAGACGAACATTAATAAATTAAACTACCTAGTCCCGCCATCGGACTCTAAATATAAAGGGCATAGAGGCATGGACGATTGTTCCCTATCTTGTGGAAGTGGTCGTAACTCTCTTGTCGGGGGAGACAGCGACATAAAATAACTGGTTACACCTGAGCATGTGTATAAAAGGCTCTTGACTTTTGCCACAAAATTTGGGACAATTAATACATGCAAACCTTTCTACCCTTTTCAGATTACGAGCAGGTCGCCGAAACGCTAGATAATAAACGCCTCAACAAACAGATTCTTGAAGGCTATCAAATCTTAAAGATATTGTCTGGTGCTTCAGAATCAGGTGCTTGGAGAAATCATCCAGCCGTATTGATGTGGAAGAACTCTGAGCATTACCTTGATGAGTATATTAATTATATGGCTATTGAGGCTAACTACCGTGGAATTAAAACAGATAAAAATATATCAAACCTTAAAGAACTAAAGGCTAAGTTTGCAAGGCGTTGGGGTAATGTCAAACCAATATGGTCTCAGCCAGAGCATCTTGATCGTGTTACTCTTAGCCATAGGGCTAATCTATATCGTAAGGACTCTATGCATTATGCAGAGTTTAAACTCAATACCGCCAACCCTTGCTGCGACAAGTGTTTATATTATTGGCCAACACATACGTTATGATTTGGTGGATATGGAAAAGACATATTAAATGTCGTATGGGATTTCATTTTACTCTTGGCAAAGATGACAAAAGATTTTGTCTTATATGTTCGGAAGAAATGTTTTAGCAGAAAAGAAGGGTCGGTGCTATACTTAATATATGGGGAAAATTATAGATTTTGTAGCACAAGATGAGCATGTGTGGAATGTAAGGCCAAGGCCATATCCAGCAATAAAAGGTTTGCCTAAATGGTGGAAAGAAACTCCAGCCTACTCAAATAGTGAAAATAAATTTAGTTTAGATCCATATCCAACTGTTACTGTAAAAAGATGTGTTCCAACATTAGACATGCTTGGTGCTGGGTACTATGTTCCATTGTGGGCTGACTTATATGTAACACAGAAAAATGAAAGACCTTGGGTTCAATGGGCTACAAATACTCCAGTCGTAGACACATGGTCAGATTTTCAAGGTGCTGATTTTAAGATTATGGATGGATACTCTAAGCCATTTTTTAAAAACTTGCATGGATGGACAATCAAAACTCCACCAGGATGGTCATGTATTTTTATGCATCCGACGGCTTATCCAGATCTACCATTTTATACAATTCCTGGCATTGTTGATACAGACATTTATGATGCAGCAATAAATGTTCCTTTTGTAATAAAAAATAATTTTGAAGGTATGATAGAAAAAGATACACCAATGTTTCAAATTATTCCATTCAAAAGAGATCATTGGGAATCAAACTTTAGTGTAAAAAAACCAAATCAGCATTTTTTTGATAATGAAAAATTATATTCAAAAATAAATCGTGCTTATTTTTCATTAATGAAAGATAAAAAAACATATGTTTAGAAAGAAAACAATATTAGAATATGAGTCTGCAATAGAAACATATCCAAACATAATTACTCCAGCAAAAAATCATATTCCAGATTGGTATAAAAAAATTCCAAAATGGAAAAATAACGAAATGTTTGAGGTTGGAAAAGGGTTTAATATTACTGTTAAACACTGTATGCCCTTTATGGATTCTTTAACTGCTGGATATATGATAGTTTTACCAAATGACCTTTATGTTAAAAATAATAATGGTGTTCCTTTTATTACCTGGAATAAAACTGAATTTCCACCAATTGCAAGACAAGAGTTATCCAGTTTAGATTTAGTTCCAACTGGTTATTATCCAATAGAATTTGTTTGGCAACCTGGTGTTTCAAATACTGTACCAGTTGGATATAGCATACTTTTTACACATCCACTTAACAGGCACGATCTACCATTTATAACTTTAAGTGGTATTGTTGATGGAGGCCTTGTCATGAATCCAAGAGGACAAATTCCATTCTTTATTAAAGAAGGCTTTGAAGGAATAATTCCACAAGGAACTCCAATAATTCAGTTAATTCCTTATCGTCAAGAAAATTGGATACATAAAAAAATAAGTGGACTATTAAAAAAATCTAATGAACATAATACAAAAACCTCTTCTTTAATTTATGGTTGGTATAAAAAAACATTTTGGACAAGAAAAAAATACGATTAAAACTAATAATCTTTTATTAATTTATTAATTATATTAATAACTTTACGGGATGAGATTGCTTCAGAACTAAAAGCCTCAGTGTATCCATGTTGTGGCATATCTTCTTTAACAAGATAAGCCTTTGGAAACTTATTACGAAGAACTTTTAAAACCTCAGATTCTACATTTTTTGCCAAACCTCTATCTTGAAAATACCAGTATTTAATTAGCATCCAACCTTTGACTCTATGCTGCGAGTATCTACGATTAGATAGGTTTGTTATACCAACCTTAAATGCTTTAAGGGCTGGAGAGTATATTAGGTATAGCAGAGTTCTTTCCATGTGTTTATTATATCTTGACATACCCTTGAAAAATTGATATACTGAATATACCGATAGGAGAAAAAATGATTAATATACTATTTCTTATACCAGCATTTATTTTAGGATACACTGCTTGTTATTTTGTAATGACATATAAAGTTGAACAATGAAAGAACCTAAAATTATGAACATGGATTGGCGTGATCTTGGCTATTGGCCTGTCTGGAAAGATGGCAGGATAGTCTGGGAAAAAAATGAGCAATGATGATTTTTACAGAATTGAAATTATGCATCCAGTACTTGCTAACAAGATGAGAACTGGAATCATTAAAGAAATACAAGCCTTTGCATCAGAGTATGGGCATGAAATTAATGGTCGTGATGTTATAATTGTAGAACAATTAATAGATTTTTTAGGAAGGGGTAACTGATGCATACCTATGAATTTATATGTGATGGTTGCGCTACCAAGATCAACATGGAAATCCATAAAGAGTTAGATTATAACCTTCATTGCCCTTGCGGATTAAAAATGACTTTGGTATTTTATTTAAAAAGTCCAGATACAAGAATAGAATAATACTATGTGTGAATCGCAAACTCCTTCAGGATGGGATATTGGTGGTTTGCCAAAGTCTATTAGTCCTATTAGCAATACAATAGATGAATCAGTAGACAATGTTTTAGATATTAGTATTTTATGACTTTACAAAACTCGTTTAGATTGGTATACTTATAATATGAAAAAAATAATAATAACTTCTTTATTAATATCATTGTTTATGCCAATTGCATCTGCTGATGCTACAACAAAATCATTAAAAACTAAAGCCAATAAGGCTTCTTGCAAAAACATTAAAACAACTTACCAATCAGAAGTTATGTCTAAGTGGTCTAATGGAATGGCCAGTGACCAAGATGTATTAAAAGAAATAGATTTTAATATAAACATGCTTAATAAAAAACAAAAATCTACAACTGGAAAAATTAAAACGACAATTTCTTCTTGGATTGTAGCAGAAAAAAATACAAAAACAGCACTAAATGATAAAAATGTTGAAGCAATTACTTTTGCTATGAATTTAAAAATTAAATCTATTACGCAATTTGATAAACTATGTAAGGAAATAGAAAAATAAATGGAAAAAACACAAGAAATTATAATAAAAGAAATACGTGAAGAAATAGCCCAAAAAATTGAGGCTATTGAAATTGAAGCAAGCAAAACAAATGCTGTGGGCATGAGAATTCTTGCTGCAAAAATTGCAAGGGGTCATTAAATGATACAGAAATTCTTAGTGATATACTTATTATATGTCTAAAGAAATAATATTTACTAATGTGCTTGGATTAGATTTTTTTCCACCTAAGCCAGCAGTAAAAGAAGTGCCAGATTGGTATAGAGATACATCAGAATATATTGGCAATGAAGTAAAAAAGGTTCCTAATGATGGTAGTTCATCACACACAATTAAAAAGTGTATGCCTGTATTTGATGCAATAACTTCTGGCTATATTCTTTATACTCAGGTAGATGTTCAGGTAACGCAACAAGATAACCTACCATACTACAGTTGGGCATCTCAACATGCTATTGATTTTCATCCAATTGTTCAAGCACCTTTGCATCCATTAAAAAATGAAGCACCATATCCTAAATGGATGAATCCTTATGCAATTGCCACTCCACCTGGATACTCAGTTTTATTTACACAACCAATGCACAGGGAATCTGTGTTTACTATCCTTGAAGGAGTCGTAGACACTGACCAATACAAAGCCCCAGTTAATTTTCCATTTGTACTTAATGATGTTAAATGGGAAGGGATAATACCCGCAGGAACTCCAATGGCTCAAATAATACCATTTAAAAGAGAGTCTTGGAAACATAAAATAGGATCTAATAAAGAACGAACAGAACTAGATCTAGTAATTAAAAAGTTAAAAACCTTGCTTTTTAATTCTTATAAAAGACAATTTTGGACATCAAAAAACTATAGATAGGGAAAATGATGAAATGTAGAAACAGCACTGAAGATTGCAAGTTAAACATAACGCCGTTTGATAATGGGGATGTTTTAGAGTTTTGCACAGTTTGTGATTTTAAGTATTTACATGAGGCTAAAAACATAAAAAATAATCATTTAAATCCATATAAAAAAGAAAATTAAATTTTTTATATTTTTAACTATTTATTATATTAGTGGTCTGTAACTCAATTGGTAGAGTGCCAAACTGTTAATTTGGAAGTTGCTGGATCGTGCCCAGCCAGACCAGCCAAGCCTCTGTAGTTCAGTGGATAGAACAATGGACTTCTAAGCCATGTGTCGCAAGTTCAACTCTTGCCAGGGGTACTATCTGGTATCATAGAAGTATGTTTTGTGACTACTGTGGTGGCAGGTTGGTTAATGGCGATTGTAATAATTGTTTTAGCAATTCTAGTGCCCTGAGAGATTTTGAGGATGAAGATGACTAACTGGACAGATGAACTAACCGAAAAACAAAAAGAACAAGTTTGGGATTTTATTGTGTTTACAGTTAAAGAAATCAGGGATCAGATTGCTGTAGATATTGAAGGTACTGCAAAACTTTGGAAAGCAAAAGGATTAAACAAGTCTCGCAGAACACAAAAAGCATTTGATATTTCTGCTGCAATTGCTAGAGGACAAAATGAGGTTCAAATTGAAAAACCTTGAAGATGGCATAAAGTCAATACTTCTTGACATTGGACAAGACCTAAAAGTTCATAAACTAGATAGTGATAGTTATATTATTGACATAGAATATGATAAGTATACTATTAGAATTATGGAATTATTTAAAGAATACTTGGAGCACTAATGGCAAAGATAGTATTTCTTGGTAACTTTGAGGTTCCTTATAGCAGCGAGAATCATCATGTTAAGTCTTTAGAGTCTCTTGGACATACCGTTGAAAAGTTGCAGGAAAAAAAAGCAACAAGCGAACAAATATTAAAACAAGCATTACAGTCAAACCTTTTCATTTGGGTTCATACGCATAAATGGAATACACCAGGATCAATGCCAATGGATAAAGTATTAAAACAATTAAACTCTGCTGGTATACCTACTATGACCTATCATCTTGATTTGTGGTTTGGTATTGAGCGTCAAAAAGATTTAGAAAATGATAATTTTTATAAAACAATTGGGCATTTCTTTACAGTTGACAAACTAATGGCTGATTGGTTTAATCAAAATACAAATGTAAAAGGACACTTTATCCCTGCTGGTGTTTACGATAAAGAATGTTATATTCACTCAGATTATGACAAATATGGATTTGAATACGATGTTATTTTTGTTGGTAGCAGAGGATATCACCCTGAATATAAGTATCGCCCAGAACTAATAGATTTTTTAAGAAAGACATACGGTAAAAGATTTCTTCATGTTGGTGGAGATGGAGATACTGGAACTGTACGTGGTGATGCATTAAACCGTATGTATGCAAAAAGCAAGGTAGCAATTGGAGATAGCCTTAATATTAACTTCAACTATCCTTACTATACTAGCGATAGATTGTTTGAAAGTACTGGTCGTGGTGGCTTTACCATCTACCCTCGCATTAAAGGACTTGAAGAATACTTTGAAGATGGCAAAGAGATTATTTTTTATGAACATGGCAACTTTACAGATCTAAAAGAAAAGATTGATTATTATTTATTAGATGGTATATCAAGAGAAAATATTAGATTAGCAGGGCATGAAAGAACTAAGAGCGAACATACTTATGTCCATAGATGGAGTTCAATTATAGATGAATTAGGAATAAAATGAAATATGTAGTCGTTGTTCCTTATACAGTTCAATCTATAATGGATGAGTTTATGGCAACGTGTAAACTTGAAAATATTTTACAGGTTGATAACACAACTAACAATATTGGCTGCATGGCAAGTCATAATCTTGGTGTTGACAAAATGTACGAAACTAAGTCTGATTGGCTTATAGTTATTAGTCCAGCAATTCGTTTTGGTGAGTCTGGTGGCTTAGATTTTATAGAAAAACTTAAAAGTACTGAATACAAAATTGTAGAAGGTATGGGTGTATTTGGATGGCATCTAATTGCTTTTCATAAAGATGTAATAGATAAAGTTGGAAAATGGGATACTAACTTTACTCCGTATGGATATGACGATCTTGATTTTAGTATTAGAATTCAAAAAGCATTTCCATATGCATTTTCAGATGACAAAAAATTTGTTGTTAATGCCGAGAAAGTTTCTCTTTGGACAAAAGAATTAGTTGATGTAAAAGATACAATTATGTCTCATAGCATGAAGTTAAACAAAATTAATACAGATGACCCACATCACAGAGAATACTATGAAAGAAAATGGGGTAGGGTTCCTGGAACAGGAGAACATCTTCTTAATACATATGAGCACCCATTTAATAACCCAGAAAATGACATAACATATTTTTCTGATGACTATTATAATAAATGGATAGAAAAAGAATCAACAAAAAATAATTTACAATTTAAAGAAACATTAATTACCTGCACAAATTGCGGTAATACTTTTAAATATAAATCAACAAATATTGAAAATAAAATAGAAATAACTACGTGTGGCGTCTGTAATCCAGTACTTATAGAACACAATAGACTAAGGGGAATAAAATGACAGAGATGGTTGAAGCAGTTATTAATGGAGAGTTTAAAATAACACTACCAAAACATCGTGCAGATAGACCAGACTGGTATCAACCACATGGTTGGGAAAAGCCAAGGCTAAAGCATATGTCAGAAAATATTTCATCTGGAGATGTTATGTATTATGTTGGGGCAGAAGAAGGAGAGATGCCTGTCCTATGTCAAATGTGGGGATCAGAAGTTGTTTTATTTGAACCTAATCCAAAGGTTTGGTCACACTTTCCTTTGCTTTGGAGTGCTAATAATTTAGAAATGCCTCTTGCTTGCATACCTGGTTTTGCATCAGATAAAGATAATAAACTTGCACGTATTTATTACAATGAGTTTCCTCCAGAAGCAGATGCTCCTATTGAAGCAGCACATGGATTTAAAGAATTGCAGTATGAAGCAGATAAGTATGGTCAGACAAAGATTGATACTCTAGTTTATGAAAAAGGATTAAAGCCACCTACAGGCATATCTCTTGATGTTGAGGGCAGTGAGTGGCGTGTTCTTGGTGGTGCAGAAAAGGTAATGAGAGAATTTAGACCAAAGATTTGGCTGTCTGGTCATCCAGAGTTTATGATAATGTACTGGAAAGAATACCTTTATGATCTTAGACAGTTTATTAAGGGTATTGGATATACAGAACATCTAATAGATTATCAACATGAGGTTCATTTTTATTATGAACCAAATTAAATGCTACCTATATTCTTTTAATAAAGAAGACTCTGCTAGCCATAAATGGGATTATGGATTGTTAAAAGAATTTTTTACTAAATATGACATTGAACAAATAAATGTTACATCTTTGCCTAATGAAGAAAGGGCATTTGTTGTTATTCCTGGTCCGCAAAATATTGGTCATGAAGATTTAATATCTAATGAATTAAATAAGATTAATAGAGTTGTTTTATTTATAACAGGTGATGAAAGTGGATCATTTGATATAGATAAAGTTAAACATGATAACATTGAAATATGGATTCAATGTCCTCATAAAAAACATAGTAAGTATAATAAGTTAGCCCTTGGCGTACCACAGCATTTAAACAAAAATTTACCAGAGTATCAAGACAAAACTTACGATGTATCGTTTGCTGGACAGATTACACATCAAAGAAGGCAAGAGTTGGCTAATGTAATGCCATTAATACCTAATTCTTTTTACGGACCAACAGAGGGTTTTGCTCAAGGATTAAAGCCAAAACTTTATTACGATAAAATGTTTATTAGTAAAATTATTCCTTGTCCAAGTGGGCAGGTTGTAATAGATTCTTTTAGGTTTTATGAAGCAATAGAAATGTTATGTTTACCTATTGCAGATGGGGTTGATTCACAAGGTAGGTCAATGAACTATTATAATTTTATTTTTGATGAAAATGTTCCAGTGGAAACAGTAACTCATTGGAACTCATTAAAAAAAATAGTTCCAGAACTATTAGAAAACTATCCAAACAATATGCATCAAGTTGTTTGTTGGTGGATAAAATATAAAAGAGATCTTGGCATAAAATTAATGAGGCAAATAAATGCATAAAAGAGATGTAACAATAATCCTTGCAACATCAATAATTCCAGATCATCCTAATACAACAATGATAGATCAAACAATTAATGACTTGCGTGTTCATTTTCCAGACAATGAAATTATTATGCAAATAGATGGATTAAGAGATGAACAACTTAATCGTAAAAAAGATTATGATGAATATAAAAATCGTATACTTTGGAAATGTTTACATGAGTACAAGAATATATTGCCAATAATATTTAATAAACATAGTCATCAAACCACAATGATGAAAGAAACAATTGGACTTATAAATACTGCAGCAATGCTTTATGTTGAAGGAGATGCACCATTAACTCCAGATGAGCCTATTGACTGGCAAAAATGTTTAGATATGTTAGAATATAATAAAGCAAACACTATTCGTTTTCATTTTGAGTCATCAATTCCAGAACCACATAATCATTTAATGTTTGGCCTAGAAGATGGTTTTATGAAAACTGCACAATGGAGTCAAAGACCTCACTTAAGTACTGTACAATACTATAAAAATATTGTTATTCCATTCTCTAACCCACAAACATTTATTGAAGATAGATTCCATGGAAAAATTCAGGATGATGTTTTGCCAGATGGTAAATTTTATCAACATGGTTGGGATAAACATAAACTTTGGATTTATCATCCAGAAGGAAATATTAAAAGATCTTATCATCTAGATGGTCGTCAAGGTACAAGAAAGTTTACAAGTGATGATGATATATGGGGATACAAAGAGTGAGAATAGGAATTATTGCTAGATCTGATAACACTGGTCTTGGAAATCAAACTAAAGAACTTGTTAATATGCTAAATCCAAGCAGTATACTATTGATTGATTCAACACCATTTAATAAAAATAAACAACATCCAGAATGGTATGTGAATTACAGTTACATTAAGTCAACTGGCTTTCCAAGCCTTCAACAAATTAAATTATTCCTTAGTCAAGTTGATGTTGTTATTAGTTGTGAAACATTTTATGATCAAAATTTTGTAAGATATGCAAAAAAGTATGGAGTAAAAACAATTCTTCAGTATAATTATGAACTGTTTGGCAATCTTGCATCGCCAAACCTTCCAATCCCAGATGTTCTTTTGTCTCCGAGTGTTTGGCATATTGATCATGTAAAAAAACTTTTTTCTAAACAATCAAAAGTTATTCATTTACCACCACCAACAAATTCACTAATGTTTTCTATGTCTAAAGAAATAAACTTATCTAAAGATCACAATAAAATATTACATATTGCTGGAAAAAAAGCAGCAAAAGATAGAAATGGAACTAACACTGTCCTAGAAATGCTTAAATATTCTAATGCAGATTATGAGTTAGTTATTAAAAGTCAGAGTGAAATAGATACAAAAATAAAAGATTCAAGGCTTAGGATTGAAATAGGCAACCCAGATAATAGGGAAGATATGTATGCTGGTTTTGACGCCATGGTGCTTCCTAGACGTTATGCAGGGCTTTGTTTGCCTATGAATGAGGCTCTTATGAGTGCCCTTCCAGTTTTCATGACCAATATTTCACCTAATGACTATATTCTTCCAAAAGAATGGCTTATTAAATCTAAGTTAATTGAAACTTTTAGAACCAAAACTAGAATTGAATTATTTGAAGCAGATTCTGTTGTTCTTGCAGAAACAATAGATAATTATATTAATAATAAAAATAAGATTATTGAAAAACAAAAAGCGTTTGAATTAGGATATAATAATTTTGATCCCAATAAATTAAAAAATAGTTATTTGGATATTATTTCTCATATTTAGTTTTTTGAGTAAATTGTTTTCTAAGTATATTATTTAGTATCATGTCAAATGAAGTATCTGCACTTGATAAGTATATGTTTTCGTCTTTTTTTATATTGTATGACTTTAAAACTAAAGGACCTTTAGTATAAACTTTCACATCTTCTATTTGTTCTCCACCAACATTAAATATATTTCCATATATAGATCTCCACAAAAAAGAATCATTGTCTTTAAGAGTTTGCCTTAATTTTTCTTTTTCCATTATCATTGGAACATGCAACTCGTAATCAAGTGGATCTTCAATGCCCAATGACTTAATTTTTTTATATGTGGCAGCAAGTTTTCTAGTATAGTTAGAGTTTGAATTAATCTTTTGATATAAATTTATTTTATCTAAAAGTAAACCACCGTGATATGTTTTAATCGTATTAATATTTTTAATAATGTAAAAATCATCATTCATTAATACAAATTGTTCAGAAATTTCATCAGAATTACAAATAGCATTAAGATTTTGAATTGCATTTCTATATTTAGTTAATGTTTGTTTAATATTAATATGGTTTCCAAAATACCAGCCTGGTTTACCACCAACAACCCATATGTTTGAGTCTGGAAAACTTTCAACTACAGATCTAATTGAATACCTTAGTTCTTCATTGCTTCCATCTTTACATATATAAACAAAATCCATAACTCTCCAATATAAAAATTAAGAAAGGCGAATCTATTTTAAGTAAATTCGCCCTTCCTAATTAACTAACTACTTCTTTTTAGCAGCAGCCTTTTTCTTTGCTGGAGCCTTCTTAGCAGGTACAATCTTGCTAAGTGCATCTGAAACAGCACCAGTATCTGGCAGTACGCCAAATGCCTTATCGTTTGGATTTAGTGCTCTTAATGCAACTGGTGCTAGAGCAGCAACTAATGCAGCCCAAAGATCTTTAGGATCTGTCACGCCAGCCATATAAAGTGCAATTACTGAGCCAAGAACAGATCTACCGTATGATGCTAGCATTGCTTTATTTTTATCGTTTAGTATATTATTCATTATTCCTCCTAGGATATAATTTGTGTTATTGTTGTAAAGCCAATCCATAAACCAATAATTCCTGCGACTCCCGCAAAAACTGGTGGTGCTGGTACTGGCAATTTGAATGCTGCGAACACGACACCGCACCCAAAACCTGTTAGTATTGAAAAAAATATTTCTTTCATTTTTTAATCCTTTACTATATTTTCTGGAAGTAGTTCCATAAGTTTTTGTGAGTAATTATTAAGACCTTGCTTTTTTAATTCCTCTGAAACTTCTTTAATAGTTTTTTGAGATGTTTCAATGTATTCAAATGCCCAATCTCTTGAATCAGACAAGAATTTTATAAAATTTTCTTTATGTATGACATCTTCAGATTGGCTATCAATACTTTTATTTTGAAACAATACTTCTTTTAGACCTTCGTTTTCAAGGAATAACTTTGTTAAAGCAAGATTACATTTTTTTAATTTATCAAATAAAGCCAGGTATGCAACACTAAGAGATATTGACATTGTTGCAAAAAATATTAAAATAGCAGTTCTCATACTATCTATTGTACTCTATTCCAGGCATGATTAAAAGTCCTCACCTTCAATGTCAAACAAATCTAGTTCAGATAACCTGCTCATTCGTGAGGCAAAAAACAAAGAAAATGCAATTGCACTTGATATTGCTGCTAATACTAATATAATAATCTTTTTTTTCATTTTGGAATGCTCACCCCACATCTTGTACAAACATCGTAAGTTTTTCCAGTAAATGGACAAGATCCTGATAAAACAAGTGTGTGTTTTTTTATTTTGCATATAATATATTTAATCATTATTCTCCCATTGTTTTATTGTATCAATAAAATAATTATGTGTCAACAGTTTAGGAATTAAAAAATCTTGTTTTCTTAAAATATTTTTATAATTTTCTTTTTTGATATTGTCTAAGATAAAGTTTGCATTTCTTTTAAGAATAACATTATCAATAATTTTATTTCCTATTAAAATATAGTGATATGAGTATGCAGAAAAAATTTTATTTTTATAAAAATCAAAATCATTAAATAAAGTTTTATCTTTACAAACACTCAAAATATATTTTATCTCTTCTGGCATTTCATTGTTTTTTGTAAAATTTTTCCAAAAACTAGTATTTATTTTATTTGTTACATAGTGTAAATATAAAAAGTTAACAATTTCTTGAGTTTCTTCTAAATACATATCATTAAATCTTTTTTTAACTAAATTATTTTTTGTAGTTAAGTTTTGTTTATTTGACATAAATTTTGTTAAAACCGTGATTAACTGCATTATTGATGTTGCCTCTAATGGTTCTAAAAATCCAGAGGATAGACCAACAGCCAAACAGTTTTTGTTCCAAACTTCTTCAAAACATCCTGCTTCAAAATTAAAAGCGCCTTTATCTTTTCTAGGATATATTGGCTCAAACCCTAAGTAATTTTCTATTTCTTTTTTTGCTTCTTCGTCTGAAATAAAGTCACTGTCAAAGACATATCCACATCCATACCTATTTTGTAATGGAATCTTCCACATCCATCCATAGTCCATTGCAATTGCCTCTGTATACGGTGGTATGTCTTTGTCTATTTCTAAAAAAAATGGAAGTGCTTTTTTTGCTGGAAGATACTTTGAATAAGATTTCCATTTTATTTTATAATGTTTTCCTATAATTAATCTTCTAAAACCAGAACAATCAAAAACAAAATCACAACTTATTTCTTCTTTATTTGTTTTTATTTTGTTTATATATCCTTCTAAATCTTCAGATATTTCGCTTACAATTCCTTCTTTTCTTAAGATTCCTCTAGACTCTCCAATCAATCTTAAATATTTTGCTAAAAGGTTTGCATCAAAATGAATAGATATATTAGATAGTTGATTCATGCTGATAGGATTGTTTTCTTTTAAATATGGGACTTGAAAATTATTTGAAAATTTCTCAACAAAGACATAATCTTTAAATTCATGATCATTTAAAGAAGCGCAGTAATGAGAAAAGTTTGTATCGTTTTCTATAAAACGACTATTTAAATAAAAATTATAATCATTTGATGCCTCATTTATTGACTGAAACGGATGAAAATAACTATCCTCTTTTTCAGACCAATTTGTAAATTTAATTCCATTTTTTATTGTTGCATTGCAATTTTTTATTAAATCTTCTACTGATATATCTAAAAAATTCATAAAGCCAATAATGTTTGGAGTAGATCCTTCTCCTGCACCAAGAATGCCGTATTCTTCACTTTCTACTAAAATAATATTATCTTCTTGATATATTTTTTTTGCATATAAAGCCGTTAGCCAACCAGCAGACCCGCCACCAACAATAACAATATTTTTCATTTAACAGCCTCTCTAGTGACTAATACTACAGCGCCTTCCATCTCTAATGCTTTTTTTAATTGAACGGTGTATTGCAGTGCCCGAATTTTTTCATCATGAACCATTTTAGCAAATTGTTTTTCATTTAACTTAATTGTAAGAAAGTGATCGTTGTCAACAAGTTCAACAGAAAATCCTTTTGGAGCCTGTATTGAATGAAAGGCTTTTCGCATAGAATCTGTATACATTATTTTCTACCCCACTGAATATAATTCCATCCACGTTCATGTGCGTAATAAATAAATACTTTGACAACAGTTTCCCAAAATGCAATTGTTATAGAAAGTGAAGTATTTTTTGTAATAACATAAGCAACAGCAACAGAGGACAAGGTTCCCCATATGCGATAACTTAATGCCTTAACAAATGATCTAGTCTTGGTTACTTTCATCATCTATATCTTCCTTAAACATGCCTTTAATATATCGGTCTTCTGCATCTACAATTCCTTGCCCAACATTAGATACCCAGTTGACGACGTTTTTCAGTAGCCGAAATAGCATGAATCTCTGCCCCCAAATCTACTTGTTCAATCTTGTATCCAACATCACGACCATAAACAATGTTAGTAATGTTTGGCAAACGCAATACCATTGCATCCTTCATAAATTCATCTTTATCAATATAACCCTTTACTTCATCAAATGTCAGTGGATCTTTTTCACTAGTTTTGTATGTATTACGTATTCCAAGTAGTACCTGCTCTGTTCTTTTCCCTGCCTCTTTATACAAAGCATGATGCCCTTCATGCCAAGGTTGATAGCGACCAAGCATCAATGTTGTTGGAGCGGACCAATCATGTAATTCAAATAAAGAAATAATTAAACTTGCTTTATCGTATGGATTTTTTTCATGATCAGAAAACATAAAGTCAAACTCTTTTGGTGTTGTAAATATTTTATTTGTGTCTTCAAATCTACCTTTTTGAATTGTATCCATAAAAATTAAAATATCTGGCTTACCAAATGCCTCTCTTGTAGCATCTGTTGGACAGACAAAATCTACAATTACTGGAGCAACTCCTTGCTTAGCAATAAGCCTAGCCATTTCACCCATACGTCGTGCTTGCTCTATGCGATCTTTAGCGGTAAAACCAAGATCCGAATTAACTGTTGATCTTACCTCATCTGCATTAAGATGAATAGCATTTATACGGTCTTTAAGTGATTTTGCCAGTTCCGTTTTACCAGATCCAGGTAGTCCAATTATTTGTATAATCACTATATTACTCCATTGTCAGTGCTTGCCAAGTGTTTGACCAGTCTTGTTTAGATTTATGTTTATTAAATTCTCTTGAGATTTCTCCAGTTTCAAGATAAATACCTCCCCAAATTCCCCACTCTTTTCCAGATACTCCATTAGCAAAACATGTTTTTCTAACAGGGCACTGTCTACAAAGTGCATCAACGTTATGTCTAATTCCTTCTTCATCTTCATACTTATCAAAGTATAAATTTGTTTCAAGACCTAAACAAGAAGCCTCATCTTTCCATAAATGCTGCTTCAAGATTACTCCCTATACTTATTTGGAATATCCCAACCATTACGACCTGGTTTGTATATTTTATGTAAGTACCACTTATCTTTTATTCTAATTCCATTTACAGATGTTTTTGCCATGTCTGATTCTTTTAGATCAATAACATTCCATCCATCCCAAACAAGGTTTTTGTTTTTGTTTACAATTTTATCCATTGTATTTAAACTTCTAATAATCATATGCTCTCCTAATACCTAAAAATTCCAACTTCAATATTTTTTGATTCAGCACTAGAAACTAATCTAGATTTTGACTCATTTGGTTTGCTTAAAAAAGCAAAATAATTTACCTGGTTCATATTTGTATCAAGCCATGAAGGTGCTGTATTATAAAATTTAATTTTTTTACCTCTAGCCTTCATGCCACGTTCAGACAAATTAGAAAATTCTGAAACAAAATTATTCACTCTTGCTGGACCAACAGAATAAATTATAAATTCTTTATCATCTTGTTTCATTCCAGACAAGGCAACGCTCATAGCACGAAGAAAAACATTATAATCGTTAAACTCCGCTGTTCCCTGAACCGCCACTATCATTTGATTCCATTCCTTTTCTTAAGTCATCTAATATAGATAACATTTTTACTAAATCTTTTTTTGACAAATTTTCAATATCTAATGGTTTTACCGTGCTTTCATCTACTCTTCCATTAATAGCCTTAGCAGTATAAAACACATTGTCTAATATCCAATATGCACTACCTTCGGTTATTACAACCTTTAGCATGTTTTTTTGAACATGTTTTTGAGACTGTGTTATAACCTTTGGTTTATCAAACATTTCTTTTGGAATAACATCTTTAACCATTTCATAGATATTGCTTTGTCTATATCTAATCTTTGATAAAAATCTTCCTCTTTTTTTATTTGATATTTTAATTATAGACCATGAGACAACGAATGTCAACCCCACAATCAACAAATATTCCATTTTTTACTTAGATTTTTTTTCAGATTGCTTATTTAAACTTAAAAGCATAGAGTTAAGTTTATTTATCTCAAGTTGTAACTTTAACAAATCCAATTCTGTATCAGATAGTTTTTGTTTATAAAATGTTACTAGTTGAACTAATTCATTTTTATCTAAATTTTCCACTTATCCCCCTATTTTTTTAGATCAAAGGCAGTGCCCTGCCAAATTTTTTCTACCTTTTTCTTTTCTCGTTCTACAATTGTACGACTCCAAGTAAAACCTGCATCCCCACCCCAAGCATCCCACATAATTCTTCCATTAGATGGATTACTTGTATTATAAAAATCTTTTCCTTTTTTGTCTACCTCGTGACGTGAAAAAAAAGAAAACATTCTTTTAACAGTATCAAGAGACATAGATCTTCCAGCAACTATATCTGTTGCCCTTCCCCAGCCAACTGGAGTTCCAGCACCTGTTGCTTTGCCATCAGCCTTCCATTTAAGTGCACGACGTGCTGCTGCTTTCATTCCGTCATTAGGTGTATATGTATCAGCCATTTTTATTTTCCTTTTTTATTTTTGGAGAGTATGGTTCAATTTTTGATTTGATCCTACCATCTTTATATAAACGTACTATCCAACCATCTTTAATTTGCATTGGATTAAAAGCAGTTGATTTTCTTTTTGGCATTACTTTGTAAATCCCTTTGGATCAAAAACGCTTCCATCCCAAATTGTTTTAGTTGTTTTAGGCTCAGACTTATATGTACCACCACGTCGTTTATATTCAGCAACTACCCATGCATTGGCAACCGCAGATGGATATACATCAAACTTATCTTTTGCTGCTTGCACAACTCTTGCATAAAGTTTAGGATTTGATGGATTGCTTCCACCACGTCTTGGCTTAATCATGTCTTCATAGTTAGGCTTTTCTGCTTTACCAATTTGTGCATCATACATTGCCATCAATGTTTCTGAATCTGTTTCTGGAATTCCTGAATCAGTTGAACCCATTTCAACAATTAGATCAACAGACACAGATAGTGATTCAATTTTAACAACTTCTGACATGCGATGATAAACAACACATTCTTCTTCTTCCCATGCACCATCTTCTTCTTCATACATGCGAATAATAACTGGTTTGTCGTCTTCTGCATACTCCATTGAATATTCAGAACCAGCAAGTCCAAGTAAACCAGGGTTTGTCATTACATACTCAACACGACCAACTTTAATTTCATCATCTTCATTGATAAACATAACAAAGTCACCTTCTGTGACCATTGACTTTTCTACTGATGTAATTGATTTGCGAGCAGTGCTTGCCCAAATTGCACGAGCCTGTGCTGCTGCTTTAGCCTTTGTAGGGTGGCACCCATGAACTGTTCCATCTGCACTTACTGTTGGGTATCCATCGCATCCGTATGTACCCTTTTTGCCTGCACGATATCCTCCTGCTGGCTTTCCGCCTCCGCCTACTGGCATAATGAACCTCCTAGGTTTATATACTGATTATATCAGAGTTCTTCTCTTGGAGATATAATTATGCGTTTAATCTCATACAAAGACCACTGATCCCTTGGTGAAAGTTTTTCAACCTCTTCTTTATTTAATGCCTTTTCTGATAGTGTTATTACTGGGTCTTTTTCAAATAGGTCAATATTTATATACCCTTTTTCCCAAAGCCCCATCACTTCAGTATTAACACTAGAAATATGATCTTCATATAATTCTGGCATAAGTTCTTTAATTTTAGGAGTAAACGCATAAAGCAACTCTCCAGTTTGAGAATCAACCCCTGCAGCCTGAATTCCACCCTTTAAGATAAGATCTTCTATAAGTTCATCATCATTCATTATTCTAGTCCTTCTTTACTTTTAAGTCTATCCAATATTGCATTATTTTTTAAATTTTTAAAAAGTCCTATTTCAAAATCTTCATCAAATAACTTTCTCATATGTGGACAAAAAATTCTTGCTTGCTCCATACATTCAAGATGCAATGGATGGAAGTCTGAAAAAACTTTTGGTCCATCATGTGTTGTTAATTCAACTGGTGCAGTAATCCATCTTTGTGTAATTTCTTCATCATTAATCTTTATTCCACAATAGCCACAGATGCTATTTTTAAATACTAAATCTTCATTAACTTGGTTCAATCCAAGATGTCCTTTAGATTCAAACCTATCTTCAGACTGCCAAGGAATTGGAACCTTTTTTGCCATACCCTTTCTATTTGGAAATGCAAAAGGTCTTGGAAGACCAACAGTGTTTATATCTTCTTCTCTCCATTGCCAAGCACCATCAAAATAGTTTTTTTTCATTATTTACCATCATTAAAAAATAAACTATCAGACATATATATCTCTGAATCAAAATCATTAATACTATATATGTAATCCATATCTTTAATGCTTAATGTATCATATATTTCTTTTGATCCAATAGTAATATTATGATCATACTTTTTATGTTTATCAATAAAAGATTTTTTATTTAATCCAAAATCATTTAAAATTTTTTGCATTACATTTAAACATGTTGAGTCATTAAGTTGAGAATTTTTTAATAAAATATTAGTATTTTTAACTCTATTCATTACTTTATTTTTATCTACTTTAATTGACATAAAGTCAGGATCCATTCCACTAGTTGGATTAAATGGATTTAAATTAAAATTTTTCTTTGTATATAAAAAGTTTTTAACTTGATAGTTTTCAAGAAGGTTTTTATTTTCTTTTACCCAATCAATAAAGTTTGGTAATCCGTCTACTGGCTTTCCTTCGTGACCACCATTTTTATAATAAGCATAATGACTGATTGTCCTTTTTAATGGATCTCTAAAGCATGATAACGTATATATCTTTTCAATCTCTTGCCACCCTAAGTGATATTCTCCATCTATATATTTAATAGAATTTTCATTAAATATGTTAAATAAACTATGAACAAACATATTATTAATATATGTGCCACCGCATTTTGCTATTTGTAAATGGTAAAAAGTTTTATTTAATTTGTCCATTTATAAATAACTCCAAACTATTTTTTGTTTGTGCACCTGAAATACGATTAATTTGTTTTTCATTTTCAAACAATATAAAGGTTGGTACTGAACTGATTTCAAAATTTTTGACTAATTCTTTTTCAATATCAACATCTATAATTTGAAAAGAGTGTCCATCTTTAACTAACTCTTCAACAATTGGGCGAACCTTTTTACATGGACCACACCAGTCTGCTGTAAAATAAAATACGTTTTTCATTTTCCAGACTTTGCTCTAGCCTTTTTTAATGCTTCAAAGTCTTTAACTTTAGTATCACCAAGATATCCCCATGCATATCCATCATTAATCATTTTATCATTAATAGATTCTGTTTCACCATTTACATATAGCCAACCCAAAATGCGACCAAACTTTTCTGAAGAGTTCATTTTTTCTGTTTTAATTACAACAGACTTAGCATCTTTGAGTTGTTTTTTTAAGTATTCTTTAGACTCAAGACCAAGGACTTTTTCTGCCTTATCTGTTGTGCGAGATTCAGGAGTATCAATACCAGCAAGTCTTACACGAGATGCAAATAAAATATCAAACCCTAAATCAATTAAAACATCAATTGTGTCTCCATCAACAACACTTTTTACTTCTTTAACAAAATATTGATACATTAGTAGTCCTTGCCTTTCGCTTTGTTTTCAACTAATTTTTCACGCTCATCAATTATTGTAAGCATAAATGCCATCATTTTTGCATAGCCTTCTGGATTATCAATAATTTTATTGTAGTGATGACCACAAAACATTAAGTCTCCAGTTAGTCCAGTTATCTTTACAAGGGCTTCTGCAGCACAAGAATCACAACGATCCATTGGGCCAAGAGCCCACTCTTTGCTTACAACTTTTTCTGCAATCATTGTATTCATAGTATACCGTTACTTTCTATTATCTGTAGAATAAAATCCTGGGGCATTAAACATAACTCCAGGTGACGACCATTGCCTTTGCATTGTTTTATTACAGCATGAAGGTTCCCTATCTTCACCAAACTCTCGTTTAAATTCAATAGTAGAAGAACACGTTACACATTTATAATCGTATACTGGCATATATCTCCATTTACTAACAATCTATTAATTATAGCATTAGGCTATTGTTCGTGTCAATCTATGGTACGTTCTTATCCTATGACAATTAGCACAGACAACTTCACATTTCTCTATTTCTTTTTTTATTGCTTTCCATGAAAATCCATCATGAATCATTCTTGAAATATTATATTTTTTATCTCTTACATGATCAAAATCTAAAATAATGTGATTGTTAATTCCACAATCTACGCACCCAGAGTCTTCTTTAATTTTTGCAAGCCTTTTTTTATACTCTTGCTTATTATAATGGTCTAACTCTTTGTCAGTCATTAACCATAATTATATCAGTGTGTATAAGCCCTACACAGGTATTCCAAGCACTTAGGCCAGGGAATATATAGAAAGGTAACTACTCCATCCCAAGGTCCTGTGTAGGGACTGTTTATATTATACTACTTGATCTTAATAGACTTTGGTTTCTTTTCTTCTGGAACTATTCTATCAATATGAATTGTTAGCATACCGTCCTTAAGTTCAGCACCAGTAACTTCCATATATTCTCCTAAAGAAAATGTGCGGGTAAACTTACGACCAGCAATTCCCTTATGAACAACTTCAGCATCTGTTACTCCTACAAGTTCTCCCTTAATAACAAGAGATCCATTATCAACAGAAACATCAATGTCATCTTTTGAGAATCCTGCTACTGCAAGAGATAGTCTATATGTATCTTCATCTAATTTAAGAAGATCGTATGGAGGATATGATTGAGAGTTTATTTTATGTGCATTACTAAGTCTGGCTAACTCTCTATTCCAGCCAATAAAAAATGGATCATTAAAAAGATCCATAGTTAAGTTTGTTACCATTTTATTCCCCTTTCAAGCGAATAAGTTAATGTATCCCCATTTGGCAGATACAAAACAATTATACCATTTTATGAAGTAGAGTGGGTAGGACTTGAACCTACGATAGCCGAATTATGAGTTCGGTGCCTTAACCAACTTGGCTACCACTCCATTGCGTCCCCAACGGGATTTGAACCCGTGTTAACGCCGTGAAAGGGCGACGTCCTAGGCCACTAGACGATGGGGACAGTGGAGCGGAAGACGGGATTTGAACCCGCAACATCTACCTTGGCAAGGTAGTACTCTGCCATTGAGTTACTTCCGCAACCCTTATATTATTTAACCCAACCACCAAGTAATGAAATTAATGTTTGAACTTTAGAGTTAAGCAATGCTAATCCAGAATTTTGCACAGATTCTTGAATTTCATTTGTTGTTTTTCTACTATCAAATCCTATAGATTCTGTAGTATTATTTTTATTTACAGATATTGTGACAGAAGTATTTTCTAAATATCCATAAACAAAACCACCCCTTGTAAATAGATTATCTCCAACAGTATCATTATATGTAAACTGTGTTGTTGCTCCACCATAAATTGTTGCCGACGAAGTAATTTGATTTCCATCTTCATCTTCAGTTAAAGATTTTGTTACAGTGCTAGAATCTAGAACAGTAAATACACCAGTATTAGAGTCATAAGTTGTAGTGTTTGGTCCAAGCCAAAATCCACCACGATTTCCTCCAGTTACTGGGTCTGCAGCAACTTGAGGAACAACAGTTTGTCCTCCAAAAGTTCCTCCAGCACAAGCACTGCCACAAACAATAATGTTAGTAACATTTCCGTTTGAATCAAGAACTGCATATGTTGGATCTGCCTTTGCAACTGCAATATTTAAAGTTAATATTGCTGAAGCAAATAGTATAATAATTTTTAACTTATTTTTCATTTTTACTCCTTTATTTTAAATACTACTTGACATGGGTCTCCACCTGATTCCCACTCTTCTTGCTCTTCTTCTGTCATGTATGGATCGCCATCATGAGTATTGCAAAACGGTTCTGTTATCCATCCCCGATCAATTCCGTTATCAAGCCAAATTTCAAACTCTTTGTCTTCTGACTCTTTGCTTTGAATATCTTTTAGTATTTCTTCAAACTCTTCCATACTATAAGTATATCTCTAAATGCTTACTACGTCAACTGGACCCATGCAGGATGGGCTAAATTTAATAGCAGCATGAACTGCCCCCATAACACGATTACGTGCATTTTTTTGTTTATCTGTAGCAAATAAATATCCATATGCATATTCTGCTCCAGAACCCATTGCTAAATAATCAACAGTGTATTTAGATAAAGACATATCCACAGAACTATGTTCATATATTTGTCCACGAATTGCAATAATTAAACCAAGATCGCCCTCTTTAGACGTATCAACCCAAAAATCATTGTAGAATTCTCTAAGTTCTTTAATAAATTTAGTTTGCATAAACTTATCTATATCTTTAATATTAGGAACACTTGGTTTAAAGTTATAGCGGATTCTTTCTCCGTCCATTGATCCAGCATATCCAATTAAATATGGACCAATTTTCCAAACCTTTGGAGCATCAAGTGCTAATATTGTTCCGTCATCGCTAGCACCACGATCACCAGCCATATAGACTTTATCTTCATGGCGAACTACGGCGATACAAGTCATTAGAATACCCCTCCAGAATGCGGTATATTTAGTATACCAGCAAAACTTTAAACGGTCAAGCAGGTTATTTTATATGTTGACCGCAAGTTGGGCAGGTTTTTGCTTTATTTTGAGATTTTTTAGCAGGGGCTGCTGCTGTTTTTGATGCCCCAAATTTAGGTCTTCCAAAGCCAACAATTGAAATTAATACTCCAGCCTTATTTTTTTTGTAGGCACGTAATTGTTTGCAAACCTCTCCACCATTTCTTTGGCTTCCAGATTTCTTTGAAGAAGTATTACCTTCAATGCACCAAACTGTTCCATCTTCGTTATCCTTAATAACAATTCCTACGTGAGAAATTCTATCAACACCATCTGAAGGGAAATCAAAATAGGCTATATCACCTGGTTCTGGATCTGCAACATCTCCATCAATCCATGCACCAGCCTTCTTAAATGCTGATGCTCCGCCAGGTGTGTAAACAGTATTAGGAACCTTTACTCCTGCTTCATTTGCACACCAGTTAACAAATGAACCACACCATGGTTGAAAGTTTGCTTTTGTATAAGCGCCATATTTTGTTTCATTATCTTTAGGACCTTCAATAGTTCCAATTTCTGCTGTAGCAACTTCAATTAAACGTGCTGCTGTACCTTGTTCTGCCATTTTATTTATCCCAATCTGTATCAACTGGTTGTTCTTCTGGCATTGCACCATCTGGTTTTGCAGCCAATCGTGCTGCAGTTGCATCAATTTCTGCTTCTAATTTTTTGTCTGCTTGTGTATTTTTAGCATCCATTTCTTTGTTTGCTAACTGGGCTGCCATAACATCTTTAGCGCCAGACTGACCAATTAAAAGACCTGCTAATGTTCCTGTAATAAATGTTGCAACTGAACCAAGAACATTAAAAAACATTTTATCATTTTCTGATTGTGCACCAATTGGTTGGCTAACAAATAGAAGACCATACAAAATTCCTACTGATGTAAGAAATAGAATTGATCCTAGTGTAATACCTAAAATAAACTTTAATCTTGCATCTAAATCTTGTGGTGATAGTTTTTCTTTAGCCATTATTTTGTCTCCCCTGTTATATCAATATCTGTTTTTGTATC